TGCCGCCGCTGGCGCAAATTCGGCGATTGTTCCCGCATACTGGCCTGCGGTCGTCTGGGGCTTGGGAAGTTCCCCAGTAATTGACTCGATGCCGCGCACAATGTCAGACCCGCCCGGAAGCGATATGCGGCCCTTATCTGCTTCCGCCGCGCTTTGCTGCATTGCCGCAGGCATGGTGAAAGAACCATCCCCGGCCATGTAGTTATAGGCTCTCCCCGGCAGTTGAGCAGCTTGGTCAGCTACCCAGCGCGTACCTTTGAGTATGTCGCCGGGAAGGCCAAGCAGAGAAGCTACGCCCTTGACGCCGCTTGCGCCGACAGCCTTTGCTTCGCTGGCAAGGGTTGGCCCGCCTTTATTTAACTGCGCTAGAATAGCTGGGTCCGTCACGCGGCTATCGGCGTTAAGAAGCGCCAGCAATTCGGGATCGGTAACTTTGGTCATTTATTGAACCTCAAACCAATCATTGCCGCGTTTCTCATAGGTCTTGCCGCCAACCGTCCTGCGGGATGCCGCGTTCTGATCCGCCTTCTTGGGCTTTGCCGCCGTGTCAACGGCTTTACGTTGGTCAAGGAGGATTTTAGCGGGGCCTATACCAAGCTTAATGCCCTCAATTGCTCGCGCACGCCCGGCGCGTTTCTGCTCAATAGTGGTCTGGTCGTCGCCGGGCTGCGGGAGGTACATACCGGAATACAATTCCATTTCGTCTTTCGTGACAGCCGCGCCTGTGTCCTTGCGAAGGATAGCGGCGAGAAGTTCGCGGCCATATTGTTCTGCCTGCCGATATTCAGGCGTCTTGAAGTAATTTCCAAGGACCGGAACATTCTTTGCGTTGGCGCTGAGAAACTCAGTCAGAGCCGTGTCTTTTTGCTCCAACAGCGGCAGAATATCCTCGCCGCGCAAGGCATAGTTAAGGTCTTTAGATTGCCCCTCAGTCAGCTTTGGATTGGCGACAGGGTTGCCGCCCTGCGGAGCATCAAGAGGAACCCAAGCGCCCTTTTTCTCCGGCCCGGCCTTGCCGTCCCATTGCAGGGCAACCTCCGAACCATCAGCCTGCTTCACAACGCGCGTCGTCGGTGCCCTTTGGCTTCCTTGCGGGAGCGTTGCATTGATAGGCTCTGTTGTTCCTGTGCGGGCGTTAAAGCGCCCAACAGGATTGCCGTTTTCGTCCTTTACCAACTGCCAGTCCGCACCATCGCGCGTCTTAGGCATTTCGCGGATGACCTGACCGCGTTTGTTCATGAGCGCAACGCGGTCGCCAAGGTCAACGGTCGTCACGCCCTCGTCGCGCTGCGTCATCTGATACATTTGCATAGCCTGCTGCTTCTGCTGCGGGCTAAAGCGCGGGTCAGATAGGACGGCCATCATAGCCTGCTGCACGTTGCCTGTAGGCTGGGGCGCGGGGATGGGCGGGCTTGTCACCGCCTGAGCAAGGCGCTGGCCTTGTGCGGGCTGCGGAGGGGCCGCGCTAGCCGGGACGCCGACAAGGCTTGCGACCTGTGCGCCGCCAGCCTGCGGCAAAGCCGCGTTGAACTTGTCCGTATACGCGCTGATTGTTGTCCCGAGCGAGTCGCGGCGGTTAAGCTGCCCAACGCCCCCCGGCCCGCCAAACCATGCTTGAGCCGCCGCGTCAGGCGAACCAAATTTCTGCATGTATTGGCCGAACTTGTGATCGAACACCGCATCTTGAAGCTGCGGGTTTTTCAAGAACTCGTCAGGCGTCACCTCGCGGCCAAGGGCCTCACGCGACCACGGGCCTATATTGGCTTCCATGACCTGATAGCGGCCAAGGGCGCGACCGAGCCTTGGATTGGTCGGGCCGACAGCGTTATAATCGCCGGAGCCACGGCTTTCGATGCTGGCGATAGCATTGCGGAACGGAGCCATGTCAGACGAGCCGCCAGCGGGCGCAGGAGCCGCACCGCCCGTAGGCATGGGAGACGGAGCGGCGGCAGGCATGGAGCCGCCAGACTGGCCGCCGCTCAAGATTTTAGCTAGTTGTTCATTGTAGGCTTTTCCGCCTTCCTTGGACAGCTTGTTGGCATATTCACGCTCCAAACCGCCGACGAGGCCGGAAGCAAGCCGCGCCGCGCCCTGCGTCCAAGACTGGACGGGGGAATAATCCCCGGCCTGAGACATTAGCGCGGCGGCAATTTTCTTCCTGCGCTCCAAATCTTCATAGGTGAATTGTTCACCCTCGCCGGGGCTGAAATATCCCATGACCATTTCAGCCAACCTTTCCATAATCGACGGCGAGGAACCCATCAAACTCGCGCACGGCGTCTGGGAACAGCTTGCGCGCTTCGTGCGCCATGACGCCAACTTGCGGCGCATCGCTCCACAGGTAGCGATAACTGTACACAGGCAAGCCGGAAGGCAGCGCCCCGATGCGCTGAATATCGCGCTTTAGACGAATATCAGACATAGCGAACAATGAACCGGCAACCGAACCGCCGCCCGTCATAGGCGCGGCAAGCAGAGAACCGCCAAGCCCGAATAAACCGCCCATAAATGCGTTGTTCTGGCTATTCTGGGCGTTATATGCGGCCATCTGCTGATTGTAGTTATCGCTGTAAATGCCCGCGATGTTGGTTCCGGCCTGCTGCGTCTGGGGGACGCCGGCAAATGTCGGCATTTGAGGCATAGCGCCAGTGCGAATAGCATTAAACTCAGCCAGGGGCTGAGTGCGCTGCATAAGCGCCTCGTTCACACCCTGCTGACGAGCGCCGAGCCACATTGAATTGCGCGCGTCATTCGCAATCTGGCCTTGCCGAGTCATCGCGCGGTCCCAACCTTCGGTTCCCTCGCGGAAGCCTTGGTTAGTCAACCGATTGCGCAACGCTTCGTCCTGCTGCTGCAATGACGGATCAAGACGCGCGGACTGGAATTGCGCAATCCTGTTTTCAACTTCCGTATTCAGATCGAGCGGCTTGGCGTACTGCTGCTGGATGCCTGCAATCTGCTGCACACCCGTATCAGCAATGCCCTTGTTCATCGCCATGCTTGAATCGAACAAGCCTTGCACGGGGGCGCTAAACGCCGTCGTTTGGGCGAATTTGGGCGTCCCGTCCGGGTTAGTTCCGACAACCTCATAAGATGAAGTTCCGGTTGGCCCGGTCTGGTCAATGCGGTTAAGATAGGCGTTCGCAACCGCAGTCTCTTTATTTGACTTTGTTTGCGCTTCGGCAACAACGCGCGGGTCTGGCGGCTTCGGGGCGGAGGGGCTATTCAATTGCTAATCTCCTATCCATTTCGCGGCCTCGCTACGGGTCATGCGGAATAAAACCGCATCATCCCCACGCGACGGGCCAAAGTAGTTTTTCAGGGTTGCCTCGTACACAAAGCCAAGGCGAGGAAGCAGCTTGCATGTCGTCTTGTTTGACCGCCTTGTTCGTGCCGTTAGGCGGATCACATTCAACTGATCGAACGGATAGGCGAAGGCCGCCTTGATGAACCGCCGATGCAATGCGCCGGGGCCGTAGAAGCTAATCTCAATATTCGCGCCGTTGTAACCGTTGTAGATAATCGCGCCGACTAGCTGGTCGTCATCGTCAACAATGCCCATTGACGTAAACGGCGGGACAATCGGCACGCCTAAGCGTTCCGCAGCGAATACGCCAACGGCTTCATCATGCCCAAGTACAAGGCGCACTAGAGGAACCCGCCCCGCTCATATATCACGTTGAACCCATTCACCCGCAGCGTAATCGGGCTGGCGCTATCGCTATCGGCAATGACCCTCATGCGGATTGCCGCGCACTGTCCGACAACTTGGACCGACTGCCATTCCTGAGAGGTTGTCCCTTCACCGGGCCAGTTCACTTCGTCCCAATCGAAATTATCCCAATAAATCGCATTCAGGACGCCGGACGATGGAATATAGGTCGGAACACTGTCTTGGAAGTCCACGTTAAATTTAATGCCCGGAGCAACGCGGCCATCCGAGAAGATGAGCGTTTGCACCATCTTCCACTGTTTGAGCGTGCCCTTGGAACCGTAATAGCTGAATGCCGTCTTGAGGTCCGCCGTGATAGCCGTTCCGCCATCGCTTGACGCAATATCGGCCTCGTAGACCTTGCCGTTCATGCCGCCAAAGAATAGCCGGTCCTTGTACACTTCCCAGCAATAGGCGTTTTGGCCAAGGAACCGACACCATGCGCCGTGAAGGGTATTCATGACATACTGGTGCGAGGTTGTGTCCTCATCAACAGGGACGTTGACGATGCACATATTGCCCTTTGGATATACGCAGACATTCCAGCCGTTATTGTCGCCGTAGTCCTTGTGCGCGCCCGTGAACGTGTTTTGGATGCGGCCCGTGAGCGCGACGTTATCGAGGGACGCGCGATCAACAACCATCGCCTTGGACAACGGCAACAGGCCGGAAGTCGTCAGGATGCCTAGATCGCCCGCAATCTTCACAAGGCAGCGGTAGCCTATCGGGGGCGCGATGTTATAGACGCCGACCAAGGCCCAAGCGTTTACGTCCGAGGGGTCCGAACCCTGATAGACAATGACCTGACCCCTGCTTGTGACGAATACGGCGTGATCGTCGGGGCCGGAACCGCCGTCAAGGGTTAGCGTCCCCATGGCGACAATGTTGCCGCCCATGCTCATGACGCCGCCAAGCTCGAACGATGTGGCTGCGCCCGCGATGCTATCAACCGGCAGATACCAGATTTTGGTTGAGTTGACCTGCACGAAATACAGCCGCGACTTGAACACGTTCACATTGATAAACGTGCTTTCATCCGGCCCCGTTATGGCCGGATTGGACCAAGCCGAACCGTCAAACACGTTGGGCAAATCAGCCCCGTTGACGGTGTAGAGATACGATCCGCCCGAGGTCGTGAAGTTCACAAACTGCAAGCGCGCCTGCGTCAGGCTTGCAACGGTTGTCGCGGATGCCGATGATGCGGACACGTTGTAAATCGTGTTATCCGAAACGCCGAAAAGCTTGTCATTCCCGCTGTTAGGCGCGTGGTACGCCATGAGGGTTTTTACCGGAACCGTCTTGGCCGTCGTGCTATGAAGCGACCATCCCCGGCGCAATTCGACATAGGCGGGCTGCGGAAACCAGTTATCCATGATGACCGCGCGGCGCGGGGACATGTCCGCAAGCGAGCTTTCATCATCCCAGCCTTCCACCGGCGCAGGCATGGAAGCG